AGACTTGGCAGCGGAGAGAGCTGTTCTGTCTGGATTATGCCAGTATGGATTAAGTGTCTCACTCGATTCAGACTATCTAGAGTCCGAACATTTTACAGACCCTACTAACCAAATTATCTTTGGTTGCATCAAGAAGGTTTTAGAGAAAGCCAACAAGGTAGAATTATCTTCCTTGCTTTCTGCTGCTAATCAGCTTGGATGTTATGAAAATATAAACAACCAAGAAGAGATTGGTTTTTTACGTTCTCTGTTTAACTTTCCAATACATGAAGAAAATGTTTCAATACATGCTGGAAAACTGGCGAAGCTAGGGATAGCAAGAGAAGTCAAGAAGACATTAGCTATTTGCTCTAGTAAAATTGATGAGGTCACAGGAGATGAAGATATAAATGATATCATCTCCCTTATAGAAACTCCTGTTCTTGACGCTACATCTAAAATATATCAAGGTTCTGACAATAAACCTGAAGTAATTGGCGACGAAATAACAGACTATATAGAGTTTCTAAAAGAAAACAAAAACGAGATGATTGGCATAAGCACGGGATTCCCTGCTTATGACGAAGCTATAGGTGGAGGATTAAGAAGAAAGTGTGTGGATCTAATTGCCGCCAGACCTAAAGTCGGTAAGTCCATGTTTGGCGACGCTGTAGCTATGCACGTTTCTAAAAATTTAGGAATCCCAGTACTTGTTCTAGATACCGAGATGTCTAAAGAAGACCACCTTAATCGGATACTGGCAAACTTAAGCGGTGTTGAAATCAACACTGTTGCTAGCGGAAAGTTTGATAATAACCAGCTAAATACAGAAAAAGTAGAAAACGCAGCAAATGAGCTAGGAGAAATACCGTTTCACTATGTGAGTATTGCAGGTCAGCCGTTTGAGAATATCCTCAGCATTATGCGTAAGTGGGTTTATCAGGAGGTTGGCTTTGACTCAAACGGAAGAACTAAGGACTGCCTGATAGTGTATGACTACCTTAAGCTAATGGGGTCAGAAAGTATTAGCTCATCAATGCAAGAGTATCAGGTTCTTGGTTTTCAGATTACACAGCTGCATAACTTCTGTGTTAAGTACGACGTACCATGCCTTAGTTTTGTACAATTAAACAGAGACGGAATAACAAAAGAATCAACAGATGTTGTTTCAGGTTCTGATAGGTTAATTTGGCTCTGTACGAGCTTTAGTATTTTTAAACTAAAGTCTGCCGAAGAGATAGCGGATGATACAGAGGAGAACGGAAACAGAAAGCTGGTGCCTATTGTCGCTCGTCATGGAGCGGGACTAGATGATGGCGACTATGTAAATATGAACATGTTTGGGAAGTTTGGCAAGATAGTAGAGGGTCAAACTCGCAATGAATTGAGAACTAAATCAAATATTAAGGATACAGGTTTTGAATCAGGAGATCAACAGCCAGCAGATATTGAAACTGTCTAATCAGTTATTTACTAAGCTTCCACAGCTTCTAAAATATTTCAATATAGACCACATAGAATACCCCAACAGGTTTGCTTTTGCATGCCCTATTCATGGAGGAGACAATGCAGAAGGTTGCACTATTTTTACCGATGGAAATACAGCTAAAGGAAACTGGAACTGCTGGACTAACCACTGCGAGGAAGACTTTTCTAGAAATCTATTTGGATTTATTAGAGGTGTGCTATCTAATAAGCGAGCCTCAACGGTTAATATTATCGATACAATTACTTTCTGCTTGGAGTTTTTAAATCTTGATATCTCTGAACTTGACCTACTGCAAGACATAGAGAGTAATAACACAATTAAGCTTTTGGATATTTTTAACAGGGAACCAGAGAGAGAGCCCGCAAAGGTAGATAGAGAAGTTATTTTAGAGACAATACAAATACCAGCTAAGTATTATATCAATAGAGGTTATACTACTGATATATTAACTAAATTTGATATTGGTCTTTGTGATAAAAAAAATAAGCCAATGTCAGGAAGAGTTGTTGTCCCAATCTACGATGAAGGCTATAATTACATTGGATGCATAGGTAGGTCTTGTTACGAGAACATGCAACCTAAATGGTTACACAGTAAGGGCTTTAGAAAAAGCTCATATCTGTATGGATTAAATATGGCAAAAGATAAAATACTTGAAACAGCTACGGCGGTTTTAGTTGAGGGTCAAGGAGATGTTTGGCGCATGCACGAAGCGGGTGTAGAGAATACAGTTGGTATTTTTGGAGCCAACCTTAGTGATGACCAATTAGTTTTATTAGAACAGAGCGGCGCACTCAATTTAGTTATACTTACAGATTATGACGATGCTGGACATAGGGCTTCAGAGCAAATTATGAAAAAGTGCGGAAGGCGATTCAATTATTATAGACCCAACATATCAGAGAAAGACGTAGGCGATATGTCTTTAGACAAAATCAAAACTGAAATACTAGAAGAATTACAAGGAGTTTTATAATGACAAGAATCCTAGCCTTTGCTGGAAAAAAACAATCAGGTAAAAATTCGTGCTGTACTTTTCTGCATGGGTATCAAATGAGGTCTTATAATATCATTAAGGGTTTTGATATAGATTCCAACACTGGTGGACTTATTGTAGATACCGTTTCTAGTAACGAATCCGGAGTAGAAGAGACAGGTAGGGGTGTTTTAGATATAACCAGATCTGATTTAGAGTTTGCACCTTGGGCCTCACACAATATGTGGCCATTTATAAAACATTATTCATTTGCTTCTTCTCTTAAGGAGATCTCGTGTGGGTTATTCGGGCTAACGAAGAAGCAGTGCTATGGAACAGATGAGGATAAAAATAGTCCTACATGGATTAAGTGGGAAGACATGCCGAGCTACACCGGAAGTAAGACGGGTAGAATGAGCGCCAGAGAATTTTTACAGGTCTTTGGTACGGATATTTGTCGCGCTATCCACACAGATATCTGGACAGACAGAACCATGAAAAACATTAGAGAAGAGGATTCTTTAATGGCTGTAATCTCTGACTGTAGATTTCCAAATGAATCAAAAGCAGTACAAAAAGCAGGAGGCAAGGTTATTAAACTAACCCGTGGCATAGATGGTGATAGCCATTCTAGCGAGTCTTCTATTGACGATATTGAACACGATGCCGTTATTGATAATAGGAAATTATCTTTAATGGAAACAAATGTAGAGGTAATATCTTTACTAAAAGAATGGGGATGGCTCGGTAGCGTTATCGAGACACCCAGTCCTACGCTTCCTGTAGAAGACCCAAATCTTCTAGGTGGCATCCAAAAGATTAAGGAATAATATGTTAGTAACGTATATACGTAGCTCTAGTTATAATAATTTTGAATACTGTCAGATGCAATACTTTATAACCTATGTTTTAGGTCATCAGAGTGTCTCTGGTAAAAAAGCCCAGCTGGGAACAATCGTCCATAAGGTCATGGAGGTACTAGGTGGATGTAAAAAGATTTTACAGGACAAGGGCGAGATGGTATTAAATGACGACGGCCTAGGAGAGATAGAGTTTACCAAAAGAAAGCTCAATACAAAGAAGTTTGTAAACGAGATCGTCAAGAGAAGTTATGAATACTACACTGAGAACTGTACTCATCACTATACAAATGCCGACTATAAGTTCTGTGAAGAGACAACTTGGGAAGGCCTACTGTACGATGATGGGAATTTCGATCCTCGAAAGAGAAATATTATTGCATCAGAGCCTCACTTTGATATTGCTATTGAAGAAGACTGGGCAAAATTCTCATACGAAACAGAAGATGGAGAAACTCTACAGGGGCAGTTAGCCATTAAGGGCACTATTGATCTAGTGACAGAGATTGATGGCGGTGTCATCGAAGTTATTGACTGGAAGACAGGGAAAAGATTAAACTGGGCTACAGGAGAGAAGAAGACATATGAGAAGTTGTGTGAAGATCCGCAGTTAATGCTTTACTATTATGCTATTTCTAAAAAGTTTCCTGAATACAAGGATGCTATCATGTCGATATTTTATATACGTGACGGTGGGCCATTTAGTATTTGTTTTGAAGACTCAGATAAAGAGAAGTTCTTGGGTATGCTGAAAGACAGGTTTGAAGAAATCAAGAAAACTGTTAACCCAAAAATGCTATCTAGAAGACAGGCACACTGGAAGTGTACGAAGCTCTGTGACTTCTGTAAGAATGATTGGCCCGGAACCAAGGATAATATATGTAGGCATGTAAGCAACAACTTAGAACAGTTTGGTATGCTGGACACTGTTCAAAATTGTACTAAAGAAGGCTTCAGCATTGGACACTATGAGGCTCCGGGATGATAGAGATAAAAATTACAGAAGAAATGAAAAAGAGAGCATGGGCTAAATCTCGTGAAATGGGTGTAATACGTAACTCTATTATGAAGGGTGACGGAAATATTGCAGGTTTTTTAGGAGAAGAGGTTGCAAACATAGTTATTGATGGTACAATAAATAATACATACGACTACGATGTGGTTTCAAAAAGCGGAATTAAATATGATGTTAAAACTAAAAGATGTACATCTCCGCCAAAACCATATTATGATTGCTCTGTTGCAAACTTTAACACTGAGCAAAAGTGTGATAGGTATGTATTTGTTAGGATAGAAAACAAAAATAAGAAATGGGGCAACGCATGGGTTCTTGGTTGGCTTGAGCATGATGAGTATTTCAAAAAAGCTCGGAAGCTAACTAAGGGTCAGATTGATCCATCTAATAAGTTTGTTGTTCGAGCAGATTGCCATAACGTTGCTATATCAGAATTGAAAGAATTTACAAATTATGACTTGGGTTCCACTAAATAATAAGACGCACTTTAGCCTACAGAGAGGTTTCTCGAAACCTGATGAGCTAGCAGCTAAGTGTAAAGAGTACGGCTATCCAGCCTGTGCTATCACAGATATTAATACTATATCTGGTGCTGTTAATTTTTACAAAGAGTGCAAGAAGAATGATATTAAACCTATCATGGGTTGTACTGTTGAGTTTGAAAACCATAAAAGCAAGACCTATATAGCTAAGAACAAAG